CACGTCCCACGGGCAAAAGTTGCATCACAGTCTGCCCTAAAGCATTCCCACGCAACCGCCCTTGGGTTAGTCTGGATGTTTTACCAACGTAGCTCGTGGTATACCCCATTTTTGTCAGATAGCGGTCCAATTTTGGACATAAAACATACGTTTTCTTCAACTTGCCAGCGATCATCCTTTTAACGGGTAAAAATTCGCAACTGCAATATGTTGGAAACGCCGGTTTCGACAGTTTCGGCTCCAAACCCAACTTACGGATATAAGCATCAATGAACTCCACAAATTGCGCATCATCGATATGCTCCGGCAGTTTGTAAGCGATGAGATTATCATCGCCCAACCCGAGCATCGAAAATGGAATTGTGAAATTGTGCAATTTTTCAAACGCATAGATGGCACCCCCATGCGCGACAAAATTCACCTCAGTGTTGCCTAACCCAGTGTTCTGATCGCCAGATTTCCTTGTGGATTTGACCGTGTACTTATGATACTTAGAAAACCCTTTAGTTTGGGTTTGCTGTTTTAGAGCATTAATAGCACACGCGGGGGGACTGAACCTCTTGTAGAAGTCCATCTCCGTCTCATGAGCTCCGGTTCCTTGTGTTGAATTGTAAGCCGAGAAATAATCTTCCAGAAAACTGTAACCTTGTTTCTGCATATCCTTATACCATTGGCCAACTCTTTCCGCAGTTGAACCACTCGTGTAATTAAATTTAGCCCAATCACGTTTAGAAGCATTGATATCTACCGACGTGAACACCGCACTCATTGCTTTGCTCACTCCAGTGATGAAAGGTCCCAATGCTATATTAGTAGCAGGGATTTTCAATCCTTGGATGCCGCGAGGAGCTTTGTTAACAAGCTTGCCTCCGGCAGGGGGTATTTGTACCTCTGTCTTAGTGAAAAATTGTCGTGTGTGCAGTTTTGGATTCTTGAAATCCAAATCGTCACCCCTATTCAAAAATTTTTCATATTCTTCGCGTTTCTTGGGGTCAGACCCCTCTAACCATTGTTTGCGAGTGCAAATCTGGTAGTACGGCTGAACGAGGTTGTACATCTCAACTACAACTTCGCACCGGGCTTCTCTCCATAATCCTTCGTGTTCTGGTCCATAAGGAGCCGTTTTCAAGTGCCTGCTGAGCAGCGCCGTAGTGGCGTTCTTTTCAGTACTTGCA